TCAACTGGTGTATTATTTGGTGATATTTTTTTTCCAATATCAATTTTTTGTGCCTTAAAAATATTTTTGATTGCTGTTATCTTTCTTTCATTATTAGCAACTCTCCCTTCTAAACCACCAATTTTCATGTTGGTCACATTAATTTTAGGTCGTCCACTAGTCATAGTAGACATCTTATTCATAAAATTTTCATATGCTGGAGAGTTATCCATTCTTTCGTTGTTGTGCTTTTAGATTTTCCTCTTCAATATGCTCTTGAAGTAATGACACATATATGTCCTTTTCCCAAGGAATCATATTTTCGATCTCAGTTAATGAATATTTATGATGCTGAATCAAGGCAAAATTTATTTTAAAGTATGACTCAAGATTCGTATGAGCCATACCTAGTTGAAAAAAGCTGCTAGTCCCTCCAATACGACGACAGATTCAACTTGAGTTTGAGGATTTTTAATTTTTACTGAATGACTTAGTTTTGGCATAGTCGTGAAAAAATTCTCAATTGATTGAAATTGTTTTGTATTCAATTGTTCTATAAATTCTTCAAGTTCTTTTTCAGTAGAATCAGATCCACTCCAACTCTCCTCATCATTATAAATCATATCAATACATGATGTAATCAATCTAAGAGTCGATTTTATATCCGTATTATCTTCTGCAGATTCAAAATTGTTTCCAATAAAAGAATCCATAGATGGATATTTTAATTTAAGAGATAGAGAATCATCTAATTTAACTATTTTATTATGATTCTTATTTTTTTGAATTTTTATAGAATCTATATCAATTTCAACTGTCACGGATGTTTTATTATCATCAGGGCAAGTTAAATTGACATCTATTTTTTCACCAACAGATTTCGCTCGTACATTAAGAAATATGTATTCAATATCGAATGAAGGTAAATTTTCAATTTTTACACCCCTTGTTAATATGCAACCATTTAAAATTGTCAAAACAGCATCACTTATTTGTTTCATATCTTCCGTTTCTAATGCCATGATGAGAATTTTCTCTTCACGAACTAGAAATGGTCTATATTTAATTTTTTTACCATTAGAGGGTAAAGTCAACTCATAAGAAGGAGTATTGATCTTAGGTAAAGGCATAATGTTTGTTACAACTCATTAAAATTATTTATACTGGTATTCTAACCTCTAACTATATAGCGGTCAAAATTGAAAGATACGGAAACTTTAAGAAGATCTGCACTTTTATAAGACACAGGAATAGCACCCATACTCTTTGGAAATACATTAACAAACCTATATCTGATTGTTCTTTTGTAGTTTCTTTCAAATTTGTTAATATACATGGTATTACACTTATATGAATCAGGATATCTCATTCTTCTATAATAAGCTCTCTCATCTTGCCTCACTCTCTCATTCGCACCACTAGAGATATATTCCATCCAACCCTCAAAAATTTTTAATAATGTGTAATCTTCATCAATATAAAAAGAAAAATCTGTATCAGTGTAAATTCTTGTATGTGCAAACTGTTGTGGAACACCCATGAAGTTATCTTTAACTTCTGCTGTTGCGTATGCAGTTGTTGGTAAATTTGCATCACTGCAAAGTATTCCTGTTCTTCTGGATAAAAAATCTTTAATATTACTTATCTTCGTGTATCTTGATAAATATGACTCCACTGCAGGAGTTAATGATGAAAAAGTAACTATATAGTGATTATCTTGTGCTAAGGCTCCTATGAGACCCTTGGCATTTGACATCGTTATACTTCTGGCTAATGACTCTCGCACTCTAAATACGTATATATTGTTATTTCTATTTATGTCATATAAAGGAAAATATTATCCTTCCTATCCCAGAAAGTATAAAGGTGATCCTACAAATATCATATACAGGTCACTTTGGGAGAGAAAATTCATGGTATATTGTGATAAGAATGATAAAATACTTGAATGGGGGAGTGAAGAAATTGCACTACCCTATCGTTCTCCTGTTGATAATAAAGTTCATAGATACTTTCCTGACTTTTATATCAAAGTTCAAGAAAACACTGGTCGTATCAAAACATATTTAATAGAAGTAAAACCACATAAACAAACACAAAAACCAAAAAAACCCAAAAGACAGACCAAGAATTATTTAAGAGAAGTCTATGAATACGCTAAGAACCAAGCAAAATGGAAGGCAGCAACAGAGTTTTGTGAAGATCGTTTGTGGGAATTTAAGGTGATGACTGAAAATGAACTAGGAATCAAATGAGTCGTATATCCCCACTAGTAGATGACATTATCGGAACTGAAGATGCAGATGATCTCATGATTGAAATCATGGATGTGTTGAGTGATAGTATAGCATCAACTCCTGAAGTCGGCAAGATATATGTATTTGTATATCAACCAAAAACACCTGGTCGATATGATCAAAATCCATTAGTGGCAGTGACCAATATATTTGATTGGGGTTTCAAAGGAATCAATTTTCACTGGGGTCAATCACGTTCATATACCTTTCAAGAAGTGGTAGGTCAACTCTATCAAGTCACAAATGAGGAATTACAAGACCTAAATACTATACCATTTGCAAAATATCGTATAAATAACTAAAAAAAGATATGTCTGATGTAAATAAACAGATAGAAAAAAATCTTAATGATAGAAATACTTTAGATGCCAGCACTTTTTTTGGAACAACATCTATAGAGAAAATTGCAGAAGAAAATAATAATGAAGATAATTCTGACTTTGACTTTACAAAAGAGAGAGAGTGGTATGAATCCGATTTAGCAGATAGGGAAGAAGAAAGAAAGGGTAGATTAATTGCAGCTAAAGAACGAGAATCTGAAGAAAGAAGAAAACTATTACAAAAACAAAGACTTGGTAGATATGCACAAAAAAGAAGAGGTGGTGTCTTAAGATATCCACTCGAAGCACTCACAGAACATACAGATTATTTACAAATTGATATTGAAAAGTATGAACCTATCGGAGACACTTATACATCAGCACCAGGTAGTTCAAACAGATATGTGAAAGGAAATATATTCACCAATCGTGCTGGCCGCAGACCTGCATCAAAATTATCAACAAAACCTTTGATAAACGCAGGTACAATATTACTTCCAATTCCTGCAAATATTGGAGATTCAAATAATGTACAATATGATTCCTCCACTCTAAATGGTCTTGCAGCTGTTGGTGTACAGGCAGCATCAGGATTTATGGAAACTGATTTTACTCAAGGTTTTCAGGGTGGTTTGCAACAACTTAATGATTTAAGGGAAGATATAGGACAAAGAATAAAGCAGGGAACTGGTAGTAAGGCAGCTGCAACAAATATTATTAATAAAAAACTTGCTTCAGAGGCAGTCAACGTTTTTGGTGCAAACGTCACTGTCAATCAACTACTAGCAAGAGGTAATGGTGAGATATTAAATCCAAATATGGAATTATTATTTGGAGGACCTACACTTCGTAACTTTAAATTCCAATTTAAATTCACACCCAGAAACACAAAAGAATCAGATCAAGTCAAATTAATTATTCGTGCGTTTAAAAGAAATATGGCTCCACAAGCACAGGGTGGTAACTTAGGATCAGGTAATTGGTTTCTTAAAACACCAAACGTATTCAAATTAAGATATCGAAGTGGAAGAAAAGATCACCCATTTTTGAATAAATTTAAACAGTGTTTTCTATCTGATATGTCAACATCTTATACAGGTGATGGTGTATATGCAACTTATGATGATGCAACACCAGTATCAATAATCATGGATTTATCATTTAAAGAAATACAACCAATTTATGATATTGATTATGATGAAAGACCAGGAACAGGAGCAGTAGGATACTAATGGGATATTTCAGAGAGTTACCAGATTTAAGATACCCCTCTTTTTTACCAAATAAAACATCTTCACTTGATTATGTTGAAGTAAAAAACATTTTTCGCCGTGCAAAATTAAGAGATGATTTACAAAATAATTTTACTATATTCAATAAATATGAAATACCTATAGGTGCAAGACCTGATACTGTCGCAGAAGATTTATATGGAAGTTCTCAATTTGATTGGGTAGTTTTAACAGTTGCAGGTATCTTGAATGTGAGAAATGAATGGCCATTAAGTGATCGAGATATATATGACTACTCATTTGATAAGTATGGAGAGAGTTTAAATTCAGTAAAATTCTTTGAAACTGAAGAGGTTAAAGATTCTAATGGTAGAATGATATTGCCTAAAGGTAAAGTTGTTGATAGTAATTTTACAATTCCAAAACCTGGTGAACCAAATGCAACACTCAATCCTGTTGTTGGTGTCAGTAATTATGAATATGAAAGTCGTTTGAATGAAGAAAAACGAAGTATATTTGTTTTAAGAGAGGAGTATTTGCAAGAATTTTTAAATGATATGAGAGAAATGATGACTTATAATAAATCATCTGAATACATAAATTCAAAAACGATACAAACAGAGAATACTAATATAACTTTGTCATAAAAAAAGGAGGTCGTTTGACCTCCTGTGTAATTATTCTTCTGCGAGTTTCGCAA